ATTAATGGTCCATTATATGCGAATACGACAACACCCACAATTACATTCAATACTAATGAAGCCAATACAGTTACACCTGTAACTGTATCTGGTGGTTCTGCAAATAAAACATTTGCATTGTCGGGTAACACATTACCTGCTGGATTAATATTCATAACATCTAATGGTGCAATTACAGGATCAGCAGTAAATGTTTCAAATGCAAATACATTTACTGTAACTGTCAGTGATTTATTCCAAACAGTATCAAATACATTTACATTGCAAGTTAATCTATCCACATTAACATTGTTGAGTGTCAGATCTCGAAATTACCCCACTACAAATGCATATGGATATATTTTACGACAATATACTGCAAACATAGATAGTACTAGATATCACGTTGATTATAATGAAGGTGGTAGTGGCTCTAATTATGAGACTGGTTTACCTATATTACGTTCAAATGGAGGTTCAGGAAACATAACTTTCACCATTACAGGTAATACACTTCCTTTAGGAACATCTTTATTAGTTGGTACTGATTATCAACCTTATTATAATCCAAATTTGGAAATAGATGCTTCGGGCACTCCTTCGAGATATGTACATTTGCAAGGTATTCCAGCAAACACAATGGAACCAAAAGTTTATACTATAACGGCTAATGATGATTTCGGCCAATCTGTAAGTAATACGATTGTGATTCAAGTTTTGTATAGACCTCTAGAGATAACACAATTAGAACAATGATATAAAAATTATGCCTAAATTTAATAAAATTATTAAAACTAATACTAATATTACTATAAACACGTGTGGATTTTTAAATCCCGGTGAATTTGATTCGGATCGTAAAGCAACTGTGGTATATGGTGATACTTCTGGTTATGGAAACATAACATTTTCAATATCAGGAAATACTCTACCGGCCGGATTAGAATTTATAACATCAAATGGTGTAATTACAGGAAATGCTACATCAGTTTTAGATGAAACGTTTTATACAATAACCGCCTCTGATGGAATAGGACGAAATTCTTCATCAAATATTTCATTAACTGTTACTGATATTAATTCAACATATGCTATGGATTTTGCATCTAATCGTAGTATTGAACAGGGACCTCAAGGTATTAAACTTCCAACATCGACACAATTAGATTTTGGTTCTGGTGATTTTACTATTGAATTTTATGTTAGAAATGACCGTAATGTATCGCAAGTAGCTAATTCGATGATTGTTGATGCCGGCACAAGTAGTCAGTTTACTGGAATTGGTGTAGGTACAGCTAATACAGGATCAATTAATTTTATTAGTTTTAGAGCTCAATCTGGTTATACTGTTTTAAAAGCTGCAACATCAATTAAATTATCTGAAGCTCAAAATCCTGAACCAGCTTCTGCACGTGATACTTTTCAACATGTTGCTTGTGTAAAATCAGGATCCAATGGATATTTGTTTATTAATGGTATATTAGAAGATAGTACAACTTCTTGGGGTGGTGTTACAGCAGCTTCAATTAAAACAGGTTATATTGGAAGAAATCGTAGTGCCGCTACAAATCAATATTTCAATGGAGTTATATCTAATTTTCGAGTTACAAAACAGGCATTATATACCTCTAACTTTACAGTAAATATTCAAACAGAACCTATCGATGATACTTCTCCATATTATTTTGCTAATTGGAGAAGAATTTATGCAGATGTACCTTATGTTCCTGTTGCTAATACGGTTTTATTATTAAATGGTAATTCTATTAATAATTTAGATAATAGTAATAATCGTTTTACATTTACACCATCAGGTACGGATCCTGTGCTTAATTCGAGAAATGCTTGGGCAGGTTATACACCCGGATCAGAAAATAGTGGCGAGGTTGTATCTTCTAATTGGGATACTATATATTTTACGTTTGAAGACCTTTTTACTACTGGATAAAATACCTTTGAAAAAATTAAATAAATAGAACTATGATATAGGACACTTTAAAATGATTAAAACTGTATTTCCGGTAAATGTACTAATTAAAGACTACGATCTATCCAATGAAGTTACTACCGAGCTTGCATCAGCAGTACAAGCAATATTACATAGCTTAATGACTGAAAAGGGATTAACTAGAGATCAAGCTACTGACGATGAATTTCCTGTCTTTACTGAGGCAAATTGTCAAGCATTCCCTGCATTAAAGCAACTGCAACAAATGTTTGCTGACTGTTTTTATGAATTGGCTAGTTCATATGAGGGAAATATGTTGACTAGAGAAATGATAGATAAAATGGTATCGACAAATTTAGGTAAATTACCGGTGATGAAACACGGAGAATACAAAAGAACGCACGGACATACTAATGCCAGTGCATTCGCTATCTTTTATCTAACAGACGTAGATAACGAAAAACACGGTGGCGAATTAATATTGAGAGATCCTAGTTTTCATTCAAACTTTAGTTTTCATCCGCCAGAAGATTTTGCAATCGCTACAAAGAAAAATAGACTAATGGTTGCTCCTGCTTATGTGTGGCATGAAGTTACTCCATACACCGGAACTGATGATAGACTTGCGATTGTGATTATGATTAACTTCGATAATAACATTACCGATACTGCAAAATATAATTAAAATAGAACTATGTCAACTATAATAACCACAAATTTTTCAACTGAAATCGCACAACAATTCTATAATCTTATGGATGTTAGTGCTAACGATTATCTTCCAGATGATAGAAAATCATATCTCTATTGTGCTGTGGGTAGAGAATTGCCTTGGAATGAGGGACAAGAAATTGAACCAACACCAGGTCAATCGACAAGAGATTTAATTGAATACTATGATGAAGGTATTGTCGCTAAACGAATGACATTAAACGATGTAAGTTTTGTTATTCCTAGAATTGACTGGACTGCCAATACAGCATATGCACAATATGGTTGTACCATTTGTCCCATTAATACTAATTTTTATGTGTTGAATTCTAAACGACAAGTTTTTAAATGTTTAGACAACAATGGTGGTAGAAATTCTACATTTGAACCTGAGATTTCATTATCTACCACATCATTAGAAGAACCTTACTTTGTTACTGGTGATGGTTATAAATGGAAATACCTATACACATTAACCACATCGCAACAAGAAAAATACTTAACCGAACGTTGGATGCCGGTTACATACAATAGATTTGTTAGAAATGCTGCTATTAATAGGAGCATAGATATTGTAAGAATTACAAATGCTGGTAATAACTACGTTGACGGTTCTTTACAGTCAATTATACGTATTGATGGTGACGGTGGTGGGGCTGCTTTAAGAGCAAATGTAATCAACGGCCGTGTTACAGAAATAATTATACAAGACCGAGGATTAGGTTATACTAAAGCAAATTTAATATTTACCGATGTTGCCGGTGGCATAGGTTCAAATGCTGCGGCTAGTGTAGTGCTATCACCACAAAACGGTCATGGATATAATCCAGTACAAGAATTGTACGCAAACACCATCATGTTTAATGTTGATTTTGATGGATCGGAATCTGGAGTTTATCCAGTAGAAAATGATTTTCGTTTAATTTATATAATTAAGAATCCTTATAAAGCTGGAACATTAGAACTCGCCGATTCAAATTTATATACGTTATATACAAAGATAGATGTTTCACCAGGTATTGGCGATTACAATGATGATGAATATGTTTTTCAAGGTGATTCTTTTGATGAAGCAACTTTCAGAGGAACTGTAATTTCATTTGATGAAGCTGCAAATCAATTATATCTAAATGATATAAGAGGCACATATAACAACAACATACCACTTAAAGGTAATCTGAGTGGTGCGATTAGAATTTCTTTAGCAAGAACAGCTCCAACATTAGCATTATATACAGGTGATATATTGCATGTTTCGGAGATAATACCGATTTCTAGAAGTGAAAACCAAAAAGATAGAATAAAATTCATACTAAGTTTTTAGTAACGAGGAATAAATGACAAAACTTTTCAATTTTGACCCATATAACGATGATTTTGATGAAGATAAAAACTTCATGCGTCTATTGTTTAGACCGGGTTATGCATTACAAGCAAGAGAACTAACACAATTACAAACCATTTTATCAAGTCAGATTGAAAAGTTTGGTAAACATATCTTTCAGAACGGTAGTCCCATTACTGGTGGTAAAATTTCTCTTGATGATAGAGCTAACTATGTTATTCTAGAAACTCAATATTCAGGTGCAGATATTTCTTTAGACTTGTTCCTGAACACAACTGTTGTCAGTTATAACTCAACTAAAAATGTTCGTGCTAAAGTTATTGCTATTGATAACAATACCAATACAACACCTGTGATGATTGTTAAGTATTTGAGTGGTGATAGATTTGCTGAGACTGATGAGATAAAAGTTGTAGGTCAAAATTTATTTGCTCAAGTTAGAGCTAGTAACGCTGTTGGACGTTCTTATGTTGCTAGCATTCAAGAAGGTGTTTATTTCTTCAAAGGACAATTTGTTAAGGTTGTTCCTGAATTCTTAGTATTAGAACCATTCTATCGTGTAGGTAATAACTCTACCGTTATCAACAAACAGCCATCATACAAAATTGGTATTGAATTTGATGAGTTGGTGATCGATGAAGTTGATGATGCTTCTCTATTAGATCCTGCACAAGGCTCATTTAACTATCAAGCACCAGGTGCCACTAGATTTAAAGTAGATACTCGTTTATCAAAAAGAACATTAGATTCTGCTGACGAATCTTCATTCTTTGAAGTTATTCGTTTAGTTAACGGTGTAAAAACTAAAGAAATTGATTATCCAATTTACAGTGAATTGGAAAAAACATTAGCACGTAGAACATTTGAAGAATCTGGTAACTATACTGTTGATCCTTTTGTTCTATCAATGCAAGAAGATTGGCAAGACCCAGCAAATAACAATGTTGTTAATGCTGATTATTTTTCCGCTATTCTCGATCCAGGTAAAGCATATGTTGGTGGTTATGAATTTCAAACAATTGCACCGACAGTACTAGGTATTCCGAGAGCGAGAGATACATCTAACGTTTCTGATTATGATGTACCTACTTCATATGGTAGTTATGTTTTTGTTAAGAACGTCTCTAAAACTTTAGATGTTACTTCTTTTCCACAATTAGATATACATTGCGTTTCGGCTGAAAAGATTGACACATCATCTACAGCAAAATATGATTCTACTAAGATAGGAACATTACGTGCTAACATGTTAAAATATGATGATGCAACATCTAGAGCTGATGGACGAACTCATATTCACAGAATGCATGTGTTTCAAGTCAACACATCTTCAATTATAGGTACTACTGCGGCATCAGCATCTACAAATACTGTAGTTAAGTTGCCAACTTCATTTACGGCTAATGGTGGTATTAACGCATATGCAAATATGTACTTTAGGATTACTGATGGTGCTGGTCTTGCAGTTGCACCTATTCTGATTCAATCTTCTAATAATGCCAATTTAACAATTACATTACAATCAGCATTACCTTTTATTCCCGCATCAAATGCTTTCTCTATTGATGCTGACTTTTACAGAGCAGAAGGTTTTTCAGTTAAGAGTGGTACATCATTAACATTCTCAGCAAACGTTGATAGTTCATCAAAAGATACAAATGGTTTCTCTTTAATCACTGAAAAGAGTAGAGAGAATGCTGTATTTGATTTGCCATTTGAAGCTATCAAACAAGGCACTATCGATAATTTCGATTTCTATGCCACAAAATTATATTCAAATAAAGTTTCTAATTTAGGTGGAACAATCTCTTTTGCACCTAATGGTACAGATACTTTTGCATTTGCTGGATCAGCAGGAGTTTTAGGACAAACAACAATATTGAATAACATTATTTGTTTTGTTCGTCCCGAAACAAATGCAAATGCTCAATTTGGTATTTACCCAAATACAATTTTAAGTTTAGCAAATTCAAACTTTACCGTTACCGCTGCTGGCGATGGTTCGTTGACGTTTGATATTAGAGTTCCTGCAACTTATGTTGATTTTTTAATTAAGACCAAAGTTAACAATGCAGAAGCTGGTGCAACTGGAGCTATTCGTTCTAAAACATTAAGACCTTCATTAACTGCGGCTGAAAACTTACATGTTAAAGTACCTTTCAATTTAAAACCTGCTGGAACCGATTTAGAGAGATTAACATCAGCAAACACTGGAACAGTAACAACATTTACTGGTGGTTATGTTTTTGAAACTGTTGGTGCTACATTCTTCGACACAACTAGTGCAATGGCAGATTTGAAAACACCAGGTAAAGCAGTAAGTCTTCAAGTGCCTGATATTTTTGAAATCGTTAGAATTACCGACTCACGCACTAACACTACAAACGTCACAACTGCAATGTTGACGAATGATGACCATGATGTCACATCAAACTATGAATTCGACAATGGTCAAAGAAGAACCCATTACGATCATGCTACTATACGTCTAAAACGTGGATATAGTTCACCTATCGGATCAACTTTATTAGTGCAATACAAATACTATTCACACGGCTTATCACCGCAAAATAGTGGATTATTTACTGTAGATTCATATCCAGGTGATTATGCGGATATACCTTTATTTAACGATAAAGAAGGTAATCGATTAATTTCAGCACGAGGATTTTTAGACTATAGACCTACGAGAGCCATTGCATCAACAACAATCGCAAATGGTGTTAATGCTGATCCAGATGAAGTTGCTGAATTGTCTTTTGAACATTACTTAGCACGTATCGATCAGATCGTTGTCAAACCCTCAAAAGAAATAGGTGTAATACAAGGTCAACCAGGTGTTAAACCTGTACAACCTACCGTATCTGGTGATGATATGTTGATATACACACTGTATATCCCACCATATACTGATGATGTAAAATTAATTCGTGCAGATTTCCAAAATAACCGTAGATTCACTATGAGTGATATTGGTGCATTTGAAAATCGTATTAAAGGTTTGGAATATTATGTTGCTCTGAACGCACTTGAGAAAAACGCAAACGATTCTAAAGTCCTAGATGCCAATGGTTTAGAAAGATCGAAATATGGTATTCTAGTTGACAACTTCACATCAACTGACGTACAAGCAACTTACAGTGATGTTAGTTTTGATAATCGTTGCTTAGTCGAAAATGGTGAATTAAAACCGGCATCGTTAATGCGTACATTTAAATTAGATTTCGATGAGAGTGCTTCTTCTGGTAACTATGCTGCTGTTGGTGTAGCCGATAAGAAAACATTAATGTTGGCATACTCAACAACTGAAATGGTTAAACAACCTTACGCTACTAAAACTGTTCCTGTTGCTGGTGCCATTTATGGTAACTTTAACGGTAAGATGAAACTTTTCCCAGAATTTACCATGGAAAGTGACATCGATAAAACAGCAAGAGTTACATTGAATTCTGTTCAAGGATTAGAAAATGCATTTAATTTCGTTAATGAGGCATTTCAATTTATAAGTGATGCAAATCCTACATGGGTAAATGATGCTAACAATCCTTTTGCAAAGGTTGTAGATTCTAAATGGTTCGAAACAGTATCTACTGTTACTAATCAAACTGTAGGCCTTGGTGGTAATGTTTTTGGTAATCAACAAATCACCACTGATAGAGTTTATGTTTCAAAAGGTGCGACTTTAAGTCAAGAACAATTTGGAGTTTCATCAAGTCAAACTAAAATTGGCGATTTTGTCACTGACGTTTCGATCAACCCATACTTGAAGCCTAGAGCTATTACATTCATATCAAATGCTCTTCGACCATTCACAAGATTCTATTCATTCTTTGATGGTGTTTCTGTAGATAACTTTATCGTTATTCCTAATAAAGTTTATTTGGGTGCGAATACGGAATTCTCTGATGGTGAAGTTGCTCTTTTAGCGAATAATACAGGTGAATTAGCCACTCAGTTGAATAGTTGGTTAGCTGGTGGAACAGCTTTCAATTTAGTTCGTGTGGTTAATTCTATACCAGGAACAAATACTGTTTCGATTGTTAATGAAACTGGACTGGCATTAACCGGTAAATACTTGAAAGGATTGACATCATTAAAAGAAGCTTACATAGCTACTTTAGTTGAACATAAGTCTGGTATAACACGAGCATTAACATCAAATACTATTACTTTAGCTTCAGATGCTCCTTCTGTTAATATTGCTGGTAACACAATATACTTCATACATGAAGCTTCGACTGAAGCGGGTAGAGGTTCTTCATATACAATTACGAACTATAATACAACAACTAAAGTTGCTAATATCTCAGGTACACTCAGTACCACAGATGCGGCTTCAAGTAGTTGGATATATTCTATAGGTACAAACATAACAAATAAACACGGAGATATTGCTGGTGTATTCTACCCACCAGCTGCAACATTCCGTACAGGTGAAAGAAAACTACGTTTAACAGAATCATTTAACAACACGTATGATTTAGATTCTATTTCTTTCACTGAAAAAACTTTTGTGTCTTCAGGTGTAACTGTTAATAAAACTACATTAATGGATACTGTTTATAATATAGATGTTGGTGTTAAAGTTGTAGGTACAGCTACATCAGCAATTCTACAATCTACGGCTTCTGATAGTAGAATTACAAGCACATGGAGAGTTGACCCATTAGCTCAAACATTCTTTGTTGATCCTTCGGTATATCCAAATGGATTAACAATGTCTAGTGTTAATGTATTCTTCAGTTCTAAAGATGATGATTTGCCTGTATCGGTACAAATTCGACCTACAGTTAATGGATTACCTTCTTCAGATTTCTGGTATCCTGAATCTGTTGTTGTTAAAAATCCTAATGATGTTACTGTTACTTCAGCTCCTGATGCGGATGATTTATCAACATCAACTCAATTTACTTTCCCTTCTCCTGTTTTCTTAAAACCTGGTCTGTATGCACTAGTTGTATTGTGTGATAGTCCTGATTACATAGTATGGACAGCAGAAAAAGGACAAACAACCACAGGTGGTCAGTATGTTTCAATTAACCCATATGTGGGTACATTGTACAAATCTCAAAACTCTATGGAATATGTTCCATACATTAATGAAGATTTAATGTTTGTTTTGAATAGATGTGTATTTACAACCGATCCAGCAAACTTCGTATTAAGAACTCCGAATTTTGATCGAAAATATAACATAGATAAGTTTAGACTGCTTGATAAGGGAATATCTCTACTCTCGAATGAAGCCTTCTCTACAAGTTATTCATTCATTTCTAAACCCGTAGATTCAGCTAAAGAAACAGTATATAGAGCAATCGAACCTAGAGTCACTTATTATATGAGTGACGATACAAAATATGCTGTTGGATTTAGAAGAAAAGAAATTCAGAATTCTGGCGATTTCATGGTTAAATATCAAATTTCTACCAGTGATCCTGCCGTTTCACCGATGGTATCTTTGGAAGCTATGCACTTAAATGCATGGGAAAACTTCATTGATAATGCTGAAATTAATGAAGAAGATTTTAATATCATATCACCAGGTTCTGGTTATGCAAATTCAAATGTAGTTACAATCTCATCAACTACAGGTTCGGGTGCTTTAGTTTATCTGAATGTTAATCCTAGTGGTAATGTTTTAAGTTTGAATGTTGCTGCAAGTGGTACAGGTTATTTGGATGACTTTAGTATTTCAGTTCCAGTAACCGCTTCAAATGCTTCTATTGTATTGAATAGTGAATATGATAGTTCTGGCGGTCCATGTTTAGCAAGATACATTAC